CGTCACGCAGATGCTATACCAGTTTGGTAACCAGGCCCTGGTATAGCATCTGCGTGACGGTGAGCGAGCGCGCGGCATCGCACCAATGCGCCGGATCATCGGCCCACATGCGCCATTCGGCCAGTGCGGCACTGACGAATTCCCGCGCCCAGACGCGGTCGTAGCTCGCGCCGAGCTTGCGTTGCAGCACACGCCAGATCGGCTGCGGCACCGGAAAGAAGTGCGCGCCGATCGCGGCGTCGGCAATGCGGCCGATGCTGCCGCGCGCCCACGGGTCGTTGCGGTAGAGATCGCGCGCCCGGGCGACCACCAGGTCGCGGGAGAAGTTGATCTCGGCATCGGGGCTCCGCACCACCGGCAGCCAGTTGGCCATCGTGCGGCTGCGCGGCGCGCTGCCATGATAAGCCCAGGCGCTATCGCCCCAGGTGCCGCCGTAATTGGCGCGGGCGCGGATGGAAGCGATGTCACGCGCCGTGACCTGGCGGCCGTCGGCGTGCAGCAAGCCCGTGGCGGCTGCCATCAGCCTGACAGGGCGGCTTCGCGCGCGGCTAGGCGTTGCGCCTTGAGGTTCAGGAAGTGCTCGCGGGTGAATTCCAGGAAGCGGATTTTCCGCTGCAGATCATCGATCTCGGCATGAAGTTCGGCGTGCATTTCATCGGCGGTCTCGACGACGGCGTCGAAATCAAAATCCTCCGGCAGGCCGGATGCAGGCGCGATGTCGGCCATTGCAATTTCCAGTTCAGATGACACGCAGCCCGGAGGCGCGCTGGGTCAATGGTTCAAGACAGGCAGCTGGAAAACTGGATTTCTGGCGCCCGTCGTCCCACCGTACGACGACAAGGCCATCGCGATAGCCTATGACTTCGAGAGGCGGCGAGCCCGATGCCAGTTGGACGATTTCGCCTATTAGGCCCGGCAGGGCGTCCAACCGTTCGCCGCCCGGCATGCCTTCGGTCACGTTCTCACGCCGATCGCGCGGCGGCGGCCGCCAATGCCGAGCAGCTGCCGCAGCTCGAGTATGTGCTGGCGCAGGGCGGCCTCGTTGGCGCGCTGGTAGGTGACCGACTTCTGGCCAGAGCCCTCGCCGTAGCTGACGGTGACAGGCTTGCCGCCGGTGAGCAGCGTGGTGAGTGCCGTTTGCGCATTCGCGAGGTAGAGCTGCAGCGTGGCCGGCGGCGTGCCGGTGAAGGCGCTGCCGCCGCTGGCCAGCGGCGCGCACGGGTCGGCGATCAGGATCACCGCGGTTGGATTCGTCATCTACATCCGCCTTGCGACAGGGGCTTGCGGGGGCGCCGAGGCGCGGGCGGCGGCAACCCGCTCGGCCCACGACAGGCGTGCGCCGGCCGGCAGCGCCACGGGCTGGCGCATAGCCCGTGACGGCTCACGTGGAGCCGTCACGGGCACCGGGGCTTGGTCGCCTTGCGGCGCGCCGCGTCCCACCGGTTGGGCGGCGCTGGGCAGCGCCACCAAAGTGTTTTCGTCCCAGTCGCGCGCCCAGGGCGGGGGCCGGGTCCAGTCGAAGGCCGAGGGCGCGAACAGATGCGCCATTGCCGACGACATCACCATCAGGTCAAGCGCCTCGTTGCGCGGGGCGACTTTTTCCCAGGTGCCCTGCTTGGTGCGGCGTTCGGCGACGAGCTGCTCGAAGAAGGCGTGGGGCGGCTGGGCGGAGAGCAGCGCCGCCGGGAAATGCACGTAGCCAGGGCCAGGCTGCGCGGTGCCGAGCTGGCCGGCGACCGCATCCTTGAACCAGTTGGGCCCGAACAGCCCCAGCGGCACGTCACCACGCGCGCCGGAGTGGCGATCGGCACGCGCGTCGGGGCGCACCACCTGCAGCGGCCTGGTGCCCTTTGCGCTGCCGCCCTTGAGCGGCAAGAGCTTGTAGGCGGGGCGGCCGGCGATCAGGCCCATCGAACGTGCGCGCCCCGCCTTGCGGGCGCGGCGCCAGGCATCCATCGCCTGCGGTGTGACGCCAGGCTCGCCGGCGCTGTCATACCCCACGCCCAGCACCCGCATGACGCGGCCTGAGCTGTCATTCAGCGGGAATTCGGCTTCGGTGCATTCCTGCAGCACGCTATCCCAGGCGGCCGGATCGGTTGCGGGCAGCACGTCGGCCACGACGCGATGCTTGATCACCCAGGATTCGCGGCCGACGCCGATGCCGCGGAACAGTACCTCGAAGCGGTTTGCCTGCACGTCGATCGCGCAGACGATGAAGCGAACGCCGTTCGGCACCACGCCGAGCAAAAGGGCCGGGTCGGCCCGCTCGGCCAGCGTGGCCGCGTCCAGGCTGCCGACGGCCTTGGGCGGGTCGTAGCCGTGGCCCACCTGCTTGACCACCACCTGGCGCAGAGAGGCGTCGGAGCCCGTCTCGGCGAACTCGCGCTCGGCTTTGACCAGTGCCGCGGCCAGGCCGCCGATGCCGCCGAACAGAAACGGCGACATGATGCCGACGATCCAGAAGCCCGCGATGTCGCGCTGGGCGAGCTGGCCGGTGACCGCGCCGGTTTCCACGTCGATCTGCTGGCCGAGCCCGACCCAGCGGCCGGTGAGGTTCATGCCGCGGCGTTCGTGGTCGGCGATCACGCAGCCATTGTGCGGGCACACCAGGTGCGCGCCCTCGGCGATCTGATCGAGCGGCAGTTTGTCGTTGTACTCGAGCTCGGTCTGGTAGGCGGCGCCCGGGTTCGGGCTGCTGTAGAGCTCGCAATGCGGGCAGCGCCACCACCAGATGCGGCGGTCGCTGTCGCGGTAGAGCGACATGATGCCGGAATTCCATTTTTCCGGCTTGCTGCCTTCGGCCCTGTCGGGGTGCGAGAGGCAGAACAGTTTCGATTCGCGGCCGAAGGTGCTGCGTCGCACGTCGAGAAGGGCTTTCGGATCCGCGTAGCCGCCTTCGGTGTTGCCGATCGTGTAGCCGTCGTATTCGTCGGCGATGATGCGGCCGGCGGCCTTGTTGGTGAGGTTGGCGAAGGTGGCGGGCAGCAGCTCGACGGCCATGCCGACGAAGCCCTTGAACTTCAGGCTGTCGTCGGTGCGGTTCGGGCCGAGGCGCGCCTGCATTTCCTTGTGCTGCGCAATCATCGGATTGATCGTGCGCTTCACGTAGGCTTCGAGCGCCGGCTGCGCCTGCATATACCACAGCAGGTTTGCCGGATCGGTGCAGACGAGCTTCTGAAACCAGTTTTCCGCGATCGCAGTGCCGCCGCATTGCCCGGGCTTCGCCAGCGCCACGGTGGTGTGCTCGTGATCGTCGAGCGCATCCATGATGTCGACGAGGTAGGGCGCCACGTCGTGGTTCCAGCGGCCGACATAGCCGCCGCCCTCGTTGAACAGGTAGCGGTTCGCGGCGGCGAAGTCGGCGGTGCTAATGCGCTGCGGCGGCAGCAGGGCCTGCAGCGTGCCGGCCACCAGCGTGCCGGCATGGGCGTAGCTAAAGGAGGGCGGGCTGGTCTCCATCGGTCGCGTCCGTCGTGTTTTTCAGGACCTCCTGAATGTTGGCGATGCAGGTGCGCTGGGCTTCGCCGATACGCGCCTCGATGCTGCGGATCACCGCTTCCGGCGTGCCGGCGTTGCGGAGTTCCTGGCGGACGGCGGCTGTCATGTCGCGGCGGAGGGCGGTGAAGGCGGTAAAGAGCGAGGCGCGGATGGTGGCGGTTTCCACCAGGAAGCCGGCGCGGATTTTTTCCTCGCGCTCGATCTGGCCGAGTTTGGCGAGCTGCAGGCGATCGCGCGGGCTGAGCGGCGCTTCCTCGGGGGCGACGACTTCGGGCAGCGTGTATTGCTGCATGAGATCGTCGCGCACCTGGCCGGCGGCGATGCGGGCTTCGTCGAGGCCGCGCAGGAAGGCGATGACGGCGGCTGGATCGAAAGCGTAGGCGACGCCGTTGCCGCCGCGGCGGACGACGGGGAATGCGTCGCCGTGTTTGCGCAGCAGCTTGTCGAGCGTGGGGATCGAGGTGCGCAGGATGGTGGAGAGATCGGTTTTGTTGACGACGCCGGCTGGTGTGTCGGCTGCGTCGGACATGAACACTCTCAATAACTTAAAGGTGTTTTTGGGCGCCAGTCACACAGAAAAAAGCCGAGGCGCAAAATACCC